AACCATGATACCGAAAAGCTCCTCAAAGACATTAGCCGCAAAATGGACGTGGCCAATGAAAAACTCGACCGCCTCAAAAATGAGGCCGCCAAAAGCGGCGCGTGGGCAGGCGCGTTGAGCGGTGGCGTGTCAGGTGCGCTTGTATCGGGCGCAATTATGGCCATTAAAGCCAAGTTTGGTCTGTAATATGGCTTACGCACCAGACACCATTAAAGCGGTGCGCACCTCATTTATCAATGAGCAGTTGCCAATGGAGTCGGCCGCCGAGAAACACGGCGTGCCCGTGGCAACCGCACGGCGTTGGAAAAAAGACGCGTTGCAGTCAGGCGATAATTGGGACGTGCTCAAAACTGCCTATGTCATGACCGCAGGCGGGCTGGAGGAAGTCTCGCGCCATGTGTTAATGAGCTTTATGGTGCAATACCGCACCGTCATGGACGAGCTGACCACTGACGCGGATGTTGCGCCCGTGGTGCGCGCCGATAAAATCGTTGCACTGGCCGATGCATTTAACAAAATGACCGCTGCCAGCCGCCGCGTGTTGCCTGAAGTCTCGCGCCTCGTCGTGGCTTTGGATGTGATTGAGCAGTTTGCCAGCCATGTTCAAAAGCACCGCCCCGATGTGTTGACTGTGTTTTTGGAGCTGCTCGACGGCTTTGGGCGTGAGATTGAGGCATTGTATGGCAAAGCATAGCGATTTTTTGGCAGGCATTGCCGCCCTAGCCGCCGAGTACCGCCGCCGCATTGAGGCTGAATGTGATGGCTTTGATATTGACCCTGCCGCCAGTGCCGCACGACGTGTGGCGGTCAATGACGCGGTGACGGGGTTTGAGTTTTTTCTCAATACCTACTTTCCGCATTACGTGCGCAGCCCGCACAAATCCGAATTACACCACTATTTGTTTGTGCGCTTGCCACAAGTGGTGGCGGCCGATGTCAGCCAAAACGACGCGATTGCCGCTCCGCGTGGCGAGGCCAAGTCAACGCTGGTCACCCAGCTGTTCACGCTGTGGTGCGTCATGACGGGGCGCAAACGCTATGGCGTGATTGTGATGGATTCCATCGACCAATCCTATCCCATGCTCGAAGCGATTAAGGCGGAGCTGGAGTACAACCCACGCCTGAGCGCAGATTTTCCAGACGCAGTCGGACAGGGGCGCGTGTGGCAAGCAGGCTCAATCTTAACCGCTAATGGCGCAAAATTACAGGTGGCGGGCAGCGGCAAAAAGCTGCGTGGCCTGCGCCACGGCGCGTTGCGCCCTGACTTGGTTATATTGGATGACATCGAAAACGACGAGCAAGTGCGCAGCCCAGACCAGCGCGACAAAACCGATAATTGGGTCAAAAAAACCGTGATGCAATTGGGGGGCGCGGACGATAAGTGTGATGTGATTTGGATTGGCACGGTACTGCACCACGACAGCGTGTTAAACCGCACGTTAAATAACCCCATGTGGCACACCGCCCGCTTTAAAGCCATGATTGCTTGGCCGCACGACATGGCGGCATGGGACAAATGGGAAGAGATTTTACGCAACGACGGCCCAGATGTGGCGCAGTTGTATTACCTTAAAAACGAAATGGCGATGTTGGCGGGCGCGCAGGTGAGCTGGTCAGCCCGCCCCGTACTTAAACTGATGAAAATCCGCGCCCGTGACGGTCACGACACGTTTGACAGCGAATACCAAAACAACCCGACAGAAGGCGTAAACGCGATTTTTGCGGGTTGCATTAACTTTTGGGTCAATCGGCTTAATGAATGGGTATTTTACGGCGCGGTTGACCCCAGCCTTGGCAAGCAAGGACGCGACCCGTCGGCGATTTTGGTGGGCGGGTATAACCGCAACACAGGGATTTTGGACGTGGTCGAGGCGAGCATTAAAAAGCGTTTGCCCGATCGGATTATTGAAGACGTGATCGCGCTGCACAAACAGTATCGCTGCGCGATTTGGGCTGTGGAAACTGTGCAGTTTCAAGAGTTTTTAAAAACCGAGCTGGTCAAGCGCAGCGCAATCCAAGGCTTGGCCGTGCCAGCCCGCGCAGTAAAACCTGTGGCGGACAAAGGCTTGCGGATTGAAAGCCTGCAACCACACATGGCCAACGGCTTGATTCGCCTAAACCCCGCACATGTGACGTTAATCGACCAGCTGCGCCACTTTCCCAAAGCCGATCATGATGATGGCCCAGACGCGCTGCACATGCTGTGGGCGCTGGTACAAAGCGGCGCAGGCGTGATGGAGTATCAAAGCGAGCATACGCGCGGTCGTATGGCGCAAACCCAACAACAGGATAATGACGATGAGTACAGTGATTCTAGATCAACATGGTGAGCCTTTGGCGGCGCAAACCTTAAACGCCGCCCAAACCGATGACCGCACCCGTTACGGTATTTTGCCCAGCACGTTTGATGCGGTTAAAAAGCTCACGCCAGCCAAAATCGCCAGCATGTTTAAGTCGGCCGAGCAAGGCGATTTGGCAGAGCAGCACAATTTTTTTGCGGAGATGGAAGAGAAAGACGCGCATTTATTCAGCGACCTGTCCAAACGCCGCCGCGCGGTGTTGGCAATTGAATGGTTTATTAAGCCGCCACCAGACGCAACCCCCGCCGAGACCCGCGCGTGTGAAGTGGCGCAAAATATGCTGGGCAATATGAATGACTTTGAAGACCTGTGTTACGACCTGCTTGACGCGATTGGGCATGGGTTTGCCCACATCGAATTGGCGTGGCAACGCGTGGCCAACGAATGGCGCATCAGTGCATTTAACGCCCGCCCACAAGCGTGGTTTACGTTGGACGTGGACACGCGCAGCAGGTTTTTATTGCGCTCGGTCAATGGCGAGCCGCAGCCCTTGCAGCCGTTTGGTTGGATAAGCCATGTGCATAAATCCAAAACGGGCTATGTTGCTCGTGCGGGGCTGTTTCGGGTGTTGGCGTGGCCGTATATGTTTAAGCACTTTAGCGTGGGCGACTGGGCGGAGTTTTTAGAAACTTACGGCTTGCCGGTGCGCGTGGGCAAATACCCGACTGGGGCAACGTCTGAGGAGAAAAAAACCCTATTTAATGCCGTGATGGCACTGGGGCGCAACGCCAGCGCGGTCATGCCCGACACCATGACGGTGGAGTTTATGCAGGCCAGCAGCGGCGCGAGCAAAACCCACGACCCGTTTTTGGCAATGGCCGATTGGGCAGACAAAGCGATGAGCAAGGCGATTTTGGGCGGCACGCTCACCACGCAAGCCGACGGTAAAACCAGCACCAACGCGCTGGGCAATGTCCACAATGAAGTGCGCCAAGAATTGGTAAAATCCGATGCCAAGCAGCTTGCTGGAACGCTCACGCGCGATTTGATTTATCCGCTGCTGGTATTAAACGGCCATAACATTACGTTTGAGCGTTGTCCACGGTTTGAGTTTGACTTAATCGACACCGCCGATGTGACCGTGTGGTCTGATGCCTTGGGCAAGCTGGTGGACATTGGGGTACAGATTCCGCTGGAGTGGGTACACAAAGAGCTGGGCATTCCGCAGGCGGTCAAGGATGAAGCGGTTTTAAGCCGCGCAGTGCAAAATACCCCACAAAAAACGGCGCAACAAACGGCTCAAAAAGCCCTGCTTAAAGCAGGATCGGCAGCACACAACCCAATGGCCACGTTAAGCAACGCTGACATGCCAGACTTAAGCCCCGCGCTCTTGGCAATGATTGCGCCGCTGGTTGAGGCGTTTAACCAAGACGGTGATGTGGATAATGTGGCCGATGAATTGCTGCGGATTGCGCCACAGATGCAAACACAGGAACTCACGCAGGCATTGACGCGGGTGCTGTTTGTGGCGGATGTTTGGGCGCAGATTAACTTTGAGAAACGCTATGGACAAAGTTGATTTGGGTTTTGCCTTTGGCTTGCCTCCCGAAAAAGCCCTTGCTTACTTTAAAAGCAAGGGCTATGTGTTGAGCATGGACTGGCAAGAAGTACATCAAGCGGCACACGCCAAGGCGTTTACGGTGGCGCATGTCATGAAAACCGATATTTTGCAAGACTTGCGCGGCGGTGTAGAACAGTTTTTAGAGGGCAAAGCCACGCGCCGCCAATACATGCGAGGCATGGAAAAGGTCTTGCACCAAAAAGGCTGGTGGTCAACAAATGGCCGTGGGCTGGTAACGGACGACGCTGGCGAGGTGTTGGGTAAAAAGCTCAACCCGCGCCGACTGGAGACGATTTTACACACCAATGCCGCGCAAGCATACAACGCCGCTGAGTACCAGCGCGGGCAAGCGATTAAACACCTCAAGCCGTATCGGCGCTATGACCATCATATTCACAAAATCCCGCGTCCCGCCCACGTGGCGTTGGATGGTTTGATTTTTGCCCAAGACGACCCGTTTTGGGACACCCACGCGCCACAGAATGGCTTTGGCTGCAACTGCACCACCACGTTTTTAAGCCAGCGCGACATTGACCGCGAGGGGATGGCGGGCAATATGCGCAGTGGTGCAGAGCATTTGAGTACTTGGACGCGGGAAGTCAAAAAACGCGACGGTTCTATCCAAAAACACCAAGTCACCACCTACACCGACCCAAAACGGCGCGGCGATAATGGCAAGCCCGTGCGCGCAACGCCTGATGTGGGCTGGAATTACAATGTGGGCAAAGCGGCCGCCACGCCATTTACGCCCCCGCCGCTGGACACATTGCCGCGCACGTTTGACAATGGGCGTGTGCTGGGCGAGCGCCCGCCTTTGCCCAAACCCGCGCCAGTATCGGCCACGGATGTGCTGCCAAAAGGCTTGAGTGAAGAGGCGTATGCACAGGCGTTTTTAAATGAATTTGGCGCAACGTTGGATAAAGGCGTGGTGTATCAGGATGTGACGGGTGCGGCGGTGCAGGTGAATAAGCAATTGTTTGTGGATAAGCAGACGGGTGAATTGAAATCGAGTAAATTTGAACGCGGCCCTTATTTAAAGCTGTTGGCACAAACGATTAAAAACCCTGATGAGGTTTGGCTTAATTGGCAAGAGTACAACGGCAGCTTTTACTTAAAACGCCGCTATATCAAGGCCTATGAGTTTGTTGAGAACGGCAGGACGTTGATGGGAATGGGCGTTTTTGAGCTGGGTAAAGACGGCTGGAGCGGCAGTACGCTATTTGCACCCAATGTAACGGGTTCTGCTGCTGCGCAGTTAAAGTACATTGAAAAACAACGCGACGGCTTGTTGCTGTACCGCATAGTTGACGGGCAATAAAAAAGCCAGTCGGTGGCCCGCTGGCTTTGCGCTATGGAATCCTTATAATGCCGCGACCACTAGCTCATGCGACCATATACGCTACAGGTTGCCCTGAATAGCGCCAGTTTAACCCAAAACCAAGGAGTGTGCAAATGATCCAGATTGACATCGACATCACAGGCTTGCGGCAAAAAATCAACGCAATTGCGCACGGCTTGAGCGCGCCCGATGATTTGATGGGCAGCTTGGCCGAGACGCTGTTTAATGAAGTCAAAAACAACTTTGCAGCCCAAGGCCGCCCAGCGTGGGACGCGTTAAAGCCCGCCACGCTCAAATCAAAGGCGCGGCGCGGCGTAAAGGCTGGCATTGGTTTTGACAGCGGCGACATGTTTAGAAGTATTTACCCGCTGACCATATTCGGCGCGGCAATGGTAACCACGGCCAACCCTTACGCGCCGTTTTTTAACAACGGCACCTCTAAAATGGCTGCCCGCCCGTTTATGGTGCTGCCCGATTCTGGGGC